GTTGCAGATTGAGCAAGCACGCATCGAGTCGCAGAAAGAGATCGCAGCCATGCAGGTTGCGGCCAACGCAGCGGCGCAGAAGGACAAGACCAAGAAACAGCATGAGCTTGAGAGCACACGCCTAGGTGTTGACATCGCCAAACATAGAGCTGAGATGCGTCACAGCCGTGAGGAGCTGGCTCATACAAGAGCGGCGACCATGATGCAGACCATACAGAACAGCAAGAATCAGAATAAGCAACAACCCAAAAAGGGAGAGTAATTGAACGACAAACTAATGAATCACTTGGTCACTGAGTACGACAAGCTTAGAAACGATCAAATCACCTTCCTCGCTGGAGGAGGAGCAAAAACGTTTGACGAGTACCGTCACGTCTGTGGAGTTATCCGGGGTCTAACTCATGCAGAATCCATTGTCAAAGACCTTGTGCAACGAATGGAGTTAGCCGATGAGTGAGTTTGATATAAGCGCTGTAGATCTTTCTGGCATCCTCAACACGAGTGCAGAACAGAAAGCGAAACAGATTCCTGACCCACAGGGGTTTATGCTACTAACAGTAGTCCCTGAAGCGATGGAAGAGTACGCAGAAAGCGAGAGTGGAATCATCAAATCAAGCGGAGAAATCTGGCGTGAAGAGATGCTGACACCTGTACTTTTTGTAATCAAGATGGGCCCTGAAGCCTATAAAGATGAGAAGAGATTTCCAAGCGGTCCACGCTGCAAGATTGGAGATTTTGTCATCGTTCGACCCAACACAGGCACCCGTTTAAAAATTCATGGGCGTGAGTTCAGAATTATTTATGACGAGCATGTAGAGGCTGTTGTTGAAGATCCGCGCGGAATCACCCGTGCAGCATAAGGAGTAAATATGTCTGATTTTAAATTTCCTGATGAGATAGAAAAAGATACGTCTGAAGAAAAGGCAGAGCCAAAGTTAGAGATAGAAATCGAAGACGATACGCCTGTCGAAGACCGTGGGCGCAAGCCTATGGCGGCTCCAGTCGAGGAAGTAACTGACGAAGAGTTGGACTCCTACGACGAGAAGGTACAGAAACGCATCAAGCGTTTTACCAAGGGCTATCACGATGAGCGTCGTGCGAAAGAAGAAGCTTTGCGGGAACGTGAGGCAGCTGAACAGTTTGCGCGGCAGGTATTTGAGGAGAATAAACGCTTGCAGCAACAGCTTGCGAACGGCTCCAAGATCATGGTTGAGCAGTCTAAAACCTCGGCGCAAGTTGAGTTGGAGGCAGCTAAAGCCAAATACAAGAAAGCATTTGAGGCGGCTGATCCTGACGCGTTAGCGGAAGCCCAAGAGGAGATTGCGAAAGCAACAGTCCGATTGGACAGAGCTTGGACCATGCGTCCGATTGAGGTTGAGGACAAACCTTTGCCACAAACGCAACAGGTTCAGAAGCCTAAGATTCCTGAAAGAACACAGCGCTGGGTCGAGGAGAACAGCGATTGGTTCCAGAAGGAAGGTTATGAAGATATGACAAATATGGCGATGGGGCTTGACAAGAAGTTGGCGCGGGAGTATGGTGCTAACTACTTGGGTACTGAAGAGTACTTTAGAACCATCGATAAAACGATGCGCAAAAGATTTCCTGAATTTTTTCAGAGCGATGAGGACAACGAGCCACCTCTTAAAAGAAGGGCTGAACCGGACGAGGACGAGACTCCACGCCGTGCAACAACTAGACCTGCTAATGTCGTAGCACCCGCTACGCGTAGCACACCGCCTGGTCGTATCAAGTTGAAGACATCACAAGCGAACATTGCGAAACGTCTTGGGGTGCCTTTGGAGTTGTACGCTAAACAGGTTGCTTTACTTAGGAATGGAGAATAAAAATGGCTGAAACACAAGGTAGATTAAGTCGCGAGATGGAAACTCGTAAGGTATCAATGAGACCCGAGGCGTGGAAACCGCCCGAGACTTTACCAATGCCTGACGAACGTCCCGGTTGGAAACACCGTTACATTCGTATCAGCTATGGCGGGCAGTCAGATGCCAGCAATATTTCTTCCAAACTTCGTGAAGGGTATGAGTTCTGCAAAGCAGACGAGTATCCCGAGTTGATGATGCACGCCCCAACTGAAGGTCGCTTTAAAGGCAACATTGAGATTGGTGGCTTGGTGTTATGCCGTATTCCTACTGAGTTTCTTGATCAGCGTGCGAAATATTACGCCAATCAAAACCAAGCCCAGATGGACTCCGTGGATAACACTTTCATGAAGGACGCTGATCCTCGTATGCCTTTGTTCAAACAAAGGGAGAGTAGGGTTACGTTCGGTTCTGGTTCTTAAATTTTAAGGAATTAACATGGCATATCCTATCGTTTCGGCCCCTTACGGCCTGAAGCCTGTTAACCTGATTGGTGGTAGAGTATTTGCGGGTTCTACTCGCATGTTCCCTATCCTAAACGGTTACGGCACTTCAATCTTCAACGGTGACGTTGTTGACATCGGTACAGGCAATAACATTGGCTGTATCACTCCCACACAACTTGCATACAACACCACATCAGCTCAAGCTGGTACCATTGGTATTTTTGTTGGTTGTGAATACTCTTCAACTGGCGGCCCAATCTATGGTAAGAATCGTTACCAATATTGGCAAGCTAGCACAGCAGCTACCGACGCTATCGGTTATGTTGTAGATGATCCTCAAGCTGTGTTCCGCACTGCTGTCGTTCAAGGCGGCTCTGCACAAAGCTCTACGATCCTCTATGCTAACCCAGCATACGTTGGTGCTAACGTGTTTTACACAGGCCCTGGTGGTTCTACCACTACTGGTGACTCTGCTGGTGGCGTGGCTCTTGCAGCTTCCGCTATCTCTCAGTCATCTGGATCTGCCACTACTCCTTTGACTTCCGGTGCTCCTTTCCGTATCGTGGGTGTTGTCCCTGATACAGCTGTGAGCGTGGTTCAAAATGCTACGAGTTCTTCAACGACAATCACATTGTCTGCGTCTAACTCTGCAATTTGGCCCGGAATGGCAGTTTCTGGTCCTGGCATTACAGCTGGTAGCAATACCTATGTAACCGCAGTAAACGGAACAGCAGTAACGATTAACCGTGCAGTTGCATCGGCTCAATCTACAGCTACAGCGTTTACATTCACTGGCTATCCCGAAGTGTTGGTAACTTGGAACTTTGGTTTCCATAGCTACTTCAACGCTACTGGCGTTTAATTAAGGAGCTAACAAATGGCTATTTCACGCGCACAACTATTGAAAGAGCTGCTCCCAGGCTTGAACGCTTTGTTCGGTTTAGAGTATGCACGTTATGGCGAAGAGCACAAAGAGATCTACGAAACAGAGACCTCTGAGCGTTCATTCGAGGAAGAAACAAAACTGTCTGGCTTCTCAGCAGCACCAGTCAAAAACGAGGGTACAGCCATCGCTTATGACAATGCTCAAGAGGCATGGACAACTCGCTATAACCACGAAACCATTGCTTTGGGTTTCTCAATCACTGAAGAGGCGATTGAAGATAACTTGTACGACAGCTTGTCTGGTCGTTACACCAAAGGCTTGGCTCGTGCGATGGCCTATACCAAGCAAGTTAAGGCTGCTGCCGTATTGAACAACGGCTTCAACTCTAGCTATGTTGGCGGCGATGGCGTGTCTTTGTTTAACTACTCTCACCCCTTGGTGAATGGTGGAACCAACTCCAACACTCCTTCTACCCAAGTTGATTTGAACGAGACTTCTATTGAAGCCGCCGTTATTCAAATCGCTGCTTGGACAGACGAGCGTGGACTCTTGATCGCTGCAAAGCCCAAGAAGTTGATTATTCCTCCACAATTGATGTTCGTTGCAAAACGTTTGTTGGATACCGAACTCCGCGTCGCTACCACAAACAATGATATCAACGCCATCAAGCAAATGGGCGCAATCCCAGAGGGCTACACTGTCAACCACTTCTTGACAGACCCCAATGCTTGGTTCTTGACCACTGACGTACCAAACGGATTGAAGCACTTTGTGCGTACTCCCTTGGCTCAGTCAATGGATGGAGATTTCGATACGGGTAACGTACGTTATAAATCACGTGAGCGTTACTCATTCGGCTGGTCTGATCCATTGGGAATCTGGGGTTCTTCAGGTTCTTTCTAATAAAATCAAGCACTTAGCGTGATTTGAGAAGGCCCTTCGGGGCCTTTTTTATTGGGGTTATTGTACTTATTATCTTGTTATACGTTACCTGTATCGTAACTCGTTTTCGAAAAGTATTTAGAAAATATATTTGACAATCACCATCCATTGATATATAGTTAAGGCTTCTAAAAGGAGTTAACTATGTTTTATGTTTATGTTTACCGTGACCCCCGCCCTCTTAAACTAGGCCAGCCTGTGTACGTAGGTAAAGGTACAGGAGATCGTGATTTATCGCATTGGTCAAGAGGATCTCACAATAAACCGTTTCAAGACTTTATTTCGCATTTAAA